CTGAGTAGTTGCAAGGCCGACTTGTGTGGTTGCTAAGGCAACCTGAGCTTGACCATTGGTGGTCGCCAGACCAGCCTGAGTAGTAGCCAAGGCAACTTGGGCCGCGCCATTAGTTGTCGCCAGAGCCGCCTGGGTGGTGGCTGTTGCAGCACTTACGGCCGCAGCGTTCTTGTGAGTTTCGGCAGTGTCTCGATAACCAAGTGCAAGATCTCTAGCCGCCTCTGAAGCAGTTTTGGCGGTTTCGCTGGCGGTTTTGGCTACGACACTAGCATCTCTTGCTGTTTCGCTTGCGGTTTGGGCGCTTGAGGATGCCGCTGACGAGGTTGCAGCATTTCCCGCTTGGGTAGTTGAGATTGCTGCTTGTTGAGATGCTGTAACCGCGCTGCCGGCCGAATTGTTTTCTGAGACTAGAGCTGCCGCAGCAGAAGCGGCCGAAGCAGTAGAACTGGTAGAGGCATTGTTTTCAGCAGTTTGGCTGTTTGAAGCACTGGTGGCCGAGGCCGCAGCGCTGGTCGAGGCTTCACTGGCCTTTGTGTTCGATGTGTCACGAGCTGCTTCACTTGCAACTTTAGCTGTTACTGATTCGTCCCGCGCTGTTTCAGACCCAACTCGAGCAGCCTGGGCAAGAGTAAGCTCATTACCGATGGAATTAAAACTATTAGCTGCTGCTGCTGCCGAGGCTGCTGCTGCATTGACTTGAGACTGAATAGTAGCGCTTACAGTTGGGCTACTCCCGCCATCTTTGAAGAACGATGATTTGGCCATATCTACTCCCTCTCGAAATCGAATGCAGCTTGAATAACTTGCGTGGATCCGTTGAGCTCCTGGTCATCAGCTTGCGATTGCAGCTCATTTAGAAACTGATTGTATTTACCTTCAAACACCTCAGCTCGTTCATCGAGGAAGTAGTCTGATGCATATGTCAGGCCGGCATAAATAATCATGTCCGGTGCGACTTTACTTAATGTGGTCTCTGTTGCATCCGTAGCGAATTCACCGACCTCGCCGTAGTAATCGAGCGTCAGCGTCCCATCGACTGCGTGGGGGAACAGCAAGACGTTCGCTTGTTGGCGACTAAAGAATTGAGGATTGCCGGTGAAGGCATTTGCCAGGTGAGACCGCATCGTTGACATAGGTATGCGCGTGAGCTGAACCCCTGAGCTGTGGTACAGGTTTATGATCTCGAGAAAGTCACTTGGTAAAACTACCGAAGTTGTGTTGCCCGAAATTGTGTAGTTCTGCTGCTTCTCCATCAAAGGAACGCGCAAGTTCCGTTGGATCCGAGCCAGGCCCTGATCGATGAACCTGGTCGTCAATGTTGCTGTGATATCTGTCCGGTTTAGCAGATCATTAAAATGACTTTTCAGATCACCATAGTTCATCGTTAGGTCCTCGTATAAGTTGGGCGCTTGGCGCGGCTGGCCGGCTTCGATGCACGTTTACGTGCGACAGCTTGCTTCTTCTGATTTGCAGACATGGCACGGCTCTTGGCCGCCGTAACGCATTTTGGATAACCGCGCTTACTACCTTTGGCAGATTTGCGACCACACTTGGGGTGCTTACCGCTTTTGTCTTTAGTTGAGATATCGCGCCAGTCTTCGGCAAACCATTTGGTTAGACCACTAGTAGCTCTTCGCTTAGCTTTTCTTTTTGGCTTTGCCATTTTTAGACACCCTGTATCCACCGCCGCGCTTTTGATACTCGCGTGTAAGCCAACTGCTTCCATAAGCACTCGGCCATTTGTCGAACTTGCGCTTGGCAGCAGCCTTCACAGACGCATAAAGTTTCGGGTTTGTTGGGACATTCTTACTCATTATTTACCTACATTACGCATCGCTGTTCGATGTGCCTCGGTAAAGGTTTTGCCGGCCCTCATGAGCTTACGCATCTCGCTCATATGTTTTGGCGTATGATGGACTGAGTGCCTTTTAAGTGTGTCTGTCTGACGCTTAGTCAGTTGTTTTTTAGGTTTAGCCATAACGTCTTTTCCCAAGGCCAGCCATGCGTCGAGGCTTATTGTTATTAGCGTTACCTGGCTTTCTTTTTTTAGGTTTTGTTTTAGGTGCTCCGTAATGAGTTCCTGGCATATCTAATTTCTCCGTGATCTCTTGCCCGAGCACTTCCATTTCTTCCGTGACAGGCGTAGGGGTGAATTTGGGTCTTTGGCAGCCTTCGGGTGCTTCTTCATCTGACCGAATGATCGAGTACAGTAGTTGTCACCACGAGAAGTGCCTGGGCTAATTGAATAACCTTTGGCCCCGTAACGGACAGTGCGCTTCCGGCCTGTCTTCGGGTTAGTGACTGTCTTGCTGTACTTCTTCTCGGCCATTACAATCTCTTGTTTGTCGTTATGAATGCATCAAGGTTTTCATCTCGGAGGCGCTTCAAGATTGCCTTCGGTGTCTCCTTGAACATGTCAAAGCCTTCTCGCTTCCATTTCTCATGAACTGCAACAGGAACCTTAGCTACCGACTGATAGTCGCCAGCCTTTGCTCGGACGCTATCTTCGCGGGTTCGCTTCAGCTCACTGAGAAAGCCTTGCGGTATAGCTTGATCGGTTTTCCGGACAACGCTGTTGCTGTCTTGGATAAATGACTGTGTAGAGGTCAGAAAGTTCACCGGCTTCTGCTTACCAGCGTTGTTTGTTGTATCATCGGTCATGATTGCTACTCCTAACGTGTAAATGAGAGGTCACCCTGGACCAGGATAAGGAGAGCAAAAACTCCTGGCCCAAGGCTCCCAATTGGTCAATCGTAGGACTTACGAAAGCCCGACGATTTTATGTGAATCAGCGAAACTGACATGCTTGACCGAGACTTCCCCAACCAGCAGATGACGATCATTGTCGCCCTGCTTGGCAAGCAAAGTACGTGTGAACGGACGTAGCGTTACAGTCCGGAACATGCTCGGGTCAATCAACAGAGCTTGTGTAGACAAAAGCTCTCTATTTAAGACCACCCTGTACGTTCCGAAGGGGGTCACGAGTACCTCAATGACGTTGACGAAGGTAGTTGTGTCGTCATTAAAGGTCCGTGTCTTGTTGGCTGCCGTAGCGAACCCAGCGACCAAGAGGCTGTCTGCCGGCTTGATCATGAGGGTGTCGGGATTGGATCCGGCTGTGTACGCTGCTTGACCGGCTGTGTTAACAGCGGCCTCGGTCAGCGGGTCAGTGGCGTTGGATCCAGCATCGGTCGAACCGGTGATCATCTGATCAACAGAAGCCATTTCACGTGCGGTCGAGCTGTTACCAGCTACGGCTGCGTTTGATACGCCAACCATTGCACGTTCATAGTCTTTCTTGATCGACTTTAGCTCTTTCGCCAGTTGATACGCCGTTTCAGCAGCGCGGCCATAGGTCTTGATAACGTCAGACGTAGCCGAGACATTGATAGTCTTGGACATGATCTGGCAGCTATTTGACCTGGTCGTCGGTGTGGTCAGCGTGTCATCGGATGCCTGGAACCCTTCTATCTCAGCGTTAGCGGCTGAGGCAGTTAGAGCATCTTCGATCCATTCGAAGGTACGGGCGTTGACTGTCTCGTTACGGACGAGACTGTGGAAGGGTGTGTCGGAGGGAGAGATATCGTAAATGCATAATGTTCACTACAGCGCGTTAGACTGTAGCCGGCTTTCGCCAGCTTATGATTACTCATAAGATCGGATCATATCTTCACCCTGGTATAACCAGGGGCAGTGCGCTTCGGACGACTTCGCCCTACTCTAAAATAGATGATCTCTGAACCTTCCCCGTGAGGGGCTTGGCTGCTGATTGTCCCAGAGGGATGTCCCAGCAATTCACACTGTTTGTTTAGACGGATTACTCCGAATGGACACCAGACTTAATGTCCTCGACACTTTCTGCGACCCCTACCTGGTCGTAAGTGGTTAGTACTGCCATAGTTTAAATCCTTTTAATGGCTAAGTGGTTTACGTTTCCCAACGGGACATAATGACATTCGCGGCATCGGTGAGATCCTGCCGTTGGTTCGCCCGAAGCGCGTTCTTCTGTTTCGACAGAGTACGTTTCTTCGTTTGAGCCTCGCTGGCTGGAGCTTTCTTAGACCGGAGTGTCTTACGATTAGCTGCTTTGGTCTTTTTCACAGTCGCCACCTTTTTTCCCTGATCGAACATCCGAGCTTTGTTAATGAACTTTATAGCGACAGGATCGACGATCGTATTGACTACGTCCTCGCTCATGCCCTGTTCAATCGCATAGCTACGAATGTCGTTGTACAAATCATTAGACCAACCCTCGATGTCAGCCTCGAGCTGGGTCACAGCCACCTTGGCTTGTTCTTGCATGGCAGCTTGCTGCTGCTCACGCATAGCGCTATAGAACTGATCGGTCTCTTCTTGCAGGAATTTAAGGTTACTTGCGGCCGCCGTTGCTTCTTTTCGAAGCGCTGAGAACTCTTCGTCACCCATAGTTTTGCTTGCTACGAGCATGTCGATTTCTGCATACGGCTTGAACTTCTCAGTGGCCTCATTCAGCATACGCTGGAGGACCGCTGTAGATTTCCCGACGGCCTCTTCAGCATATCTTCGCTGGGATGCTAGTTCTTGAGACTTCTTGGTGATGCTAGCTTCCTGTCCATAAAGACGCTTTAGGCTGGCAATCGATGCAGTCTTGATTTCACCATTAACCTTAATTTCGACTTCGTGATCATCATCGATTTCCAATGCCTCAAGGGCTTCTTCCTCATCGACTGTCTCTTCTTGTTCGATCTCGTCATCTTCATCTAGGTCGCTGGTGTCTTCATCGGTTGACTGGTCGTTGTCATCCTCATCGTCACTATCGACTTCGGCTTCATCAATAAGATCATCGGAGCTCTCAGTCTCTTCGGTTAGAGCTGCCTGATCTTCTGCCTCTGGAACCTTGTCTTCGGATGGCTGAGTTTCCCCTGCGTCCGTCCACTTTGCCAGTATGGCATCCGCTGTTCCTTGCTGGTCCAACGGAGTTTTCTTGTCGGGCTGCACGTCTGACATGGTGCTATACCTCACTGCTTGTTGTTAGCGTTTTCATCATCGGCAATGCTTTCTAGAATGCCATCACGCACCTGGACACGCTGTTGTAATGTCGCTGCGATGTCATTGATTGCTCGATAATGGGCGAAAGCGCGTTCTCTTCCCTCAGTGTCTTGAACTTCTGAGTTTACGAAGAAAGCAAACGTAGCTTGCACCAGTTCATCAATCGTACCGGTAAAAGCCTGGGAGCCTAAAAGCTCTTCAGCAGCGTTGCCGGCATGGATTTGCTCTTCTTGGGTAGACATATTCTCTCCTAGTTAGATTTGGGCCGGCTTTTGATATCTAGCTCGGCTACGTCCACTTGTTGTTTATGCTCGAATTGAGCCTCACGCAGATCCTGGTTATCGGATTTGAGTGCGAGGTCGTTCTCAACCTTGAGCATGTCTAGCTCGATCTTGTTACGAGCTATTTCAGCATCGAGGGCCGCTTTCTGCTCGGCGACTTGTGTCTGCCGATCTGCGATCTCGATCTGTTTCTGAGCCATCTGCGCTTGCATGACCTGAGTTGGGTCAGGCTGCGCCGGTGGCAATTGATCTGGTGGTGTCAGGTAGTCTTCAACATTCCTGATGCCTTGTTTCTCGAGCGCATCTTTCATGAGGTTGTAGACATTGTTGCCCTGGTATAACGGGGCAAGTTTCGGATCCTGAGAAAAGAGCTGATGAAGCTGCAAGAACTTCTGAGCTTCTCGATCCTGTTCTCCGTAACCGAGGTGAAGCTCAACAGTGACATCGCGGCGCTCACGGAACCGGACAGGATCCACAGCTACGAATTTACCAGCGACATCGATAATCTTCTCAGCGTCCTCATACTCGGCAATCAGTGCATAGACCTCATTGAATAGGGGCTTCAAGAACTGGTTAGCGAAGTTACGTGCGATGATCTTCTGACGCTGCTGGCTCATGTTTGCCAAGCGCTCAACCATCGCAAATGAGTTCTGCTTACTTACGGCATCTTTGTTTGTACCCGCGCTGAGCCGAGAGATGCCGGAGATGTCCTGGGCATCGTCATCGAGCTGCTTGAGTGTCTGAAACACGAATGGGTTTAGAGATGCCTGTGGCATAGGCGCAATGGCATCCGGCCGTGTGACATTAACGATGCCACCGACACGATTGTCTATCAGCTCGCGCGGGGATGTAAGACCACCTTTTGTAACCAGGTATCGAGGTGCATTGGTGATGGCTGCATGGTCAAGAATAGAACGGGTCAGGGTTGTCCGAGCGTTCTGGGTATCGATCAGCTTTTCAGCAAAGTTCGAGCCATAGAAAGCATGGGCCATCGGGATGGGGCTAAAGGTCAGGAATGGTAAACGATTGACCTCTTCAATATCCAAGATGACATTGCCGGCTTTGAAGACCCTATGCAGAACGGCCTCGCCTGTGCCTTCTACGTCCAGGTGTATATACGCCTCATAGCACATGATCGAGCGGATCTGGTCTTGGTAGCCTTCACTATTGAAGCCTCGATCAGCTCCTACCAGGTCGTGACGCGCAAGGACCTCGGGCTCTGTGTCCATGTCCACATCTTCATGTGGCCCAATGTTGGCTAGCTTCTCTTCGGGGTAGCCCATCTGACGCAGCTCGGTGAGTGTCTTTTCGACACGGATGGCACAGAAGTTGATGAAGTCCGGATGCAGCTTCTTGGCTTGGGGCTCGATTAGAAACTCTTCTGGAGCGACAGGATCGATGCACACTTTGCTGGCATCGCGTGATACCAGGATTGTGCCTGATACAAGACCAAACTCATCTGTCTCACTGTCTTCCAGCTCTACATCGTCTTGTGAAAGAATGACGTCGAGCTCTTGCTCGGTAATACTGTCGAAGTTCTCTCGGTCTACCTCTTGCATCTGCTCCCAGTAAACACGGGCCACACCTACCCTTGCAGTCAGCCCATCGAAGATCACCTGTCTCATCGTGTCGTATAGGTCGTTCTGCCGGAAGCAGACATAATCGACCATATTCGTGCAAATCTCGGCCTGGTCAATATCCTCGGGGCCGCTGGGTACAAACTTGGCAATCCGGTGACCGCTGGCAAAAGTCTCGAGCAGCGATGCAGACATCGAGCTGACCGCATCATAAACATCCATAGATATGTAGCGGGACTTACCTTTTACGGATTTAGGCAGCTTGCCATTGTAGTAATCCAAAACGCGCCGGCGTTCTTCGGAGAGCTCACCATCGAGGTAACCGACAGACGACTGGATGTTGTTGTCCAGCATCACGACGATTTCATCTTCGTCCAGTTCTTTATAATCAGAAATATCTGCCATGCTGCTTAAACCATCTCAGTGTAAAATTCATCGGTGCTTTCTATCGGATCCCATGCGCCCTCATGAATATGTGAGGCCAGGGCCAGGGACATAACGCAGTCGTCATAGCAACCACCCTCGGCTTCCATAGAGCCGGACTGGGTGACGATGTATGTCATCATCTCGCGTATTGTCGTCTTATCGTTGAGCTCGATCTCGTCCTCACGGACCGCCGCTCGGAGCTCGTCAATAATTAAAGGTTTTGTTTTTGCGGTGGTTGTGAAACCTAGCTTGGTGGTTTCTTTGTCAGTGATCTTATCGACAACAGTCTCCGTGTAGAAGTTAGGGTATGCGTAATCCTTCCCTAACCTCGCGCATGTAAGGATGCCGTGGCCGTTATTCTCCACGATTATCCGAGCCTCATTGTAATAAAATCCGAGAGCATACAGAACATCCGCAAAGTAGTCCGGATGCACCTGGCCGCGCCAGACTGCCACCTGACGCTTCCGGCTGTCTAAAACCTGGGCAACCGAGTAGTCGCCTTGAGACAGGCCCATAGAAACATCAGCTCCTATTACATAGTGTTCGCCAGGATCATTGATCCGATAGACAAGTAGTTCGCCACGTGGGTGATCTACTAACTCATCACCCTCGAGTGCTAGGCGCTCTGAAATGTCTCTGGTGTGCTCGAGCTGATTGGTGAGCTGCTCCTGATTGAAAACGGGCCGGCCTGTGGTCAGGAAAGCCTCTTCTGCATAGCTTGGGTATTCCTGCTTAAATAGATCCAGCCCGTTTTGCGCTATCTTCTGTCGCCGGAACATGAGCTGCTCGTCATCAAGACCATAAAGATCAACGAGCTCGTCCTCGACAGGTGTACGTTCGAAGTTTTCCGGAACTGGCTCCCGATAAGTAGGGTCGGTGAACCAGGGTATAAATACAGGGACAAACCCGTTTATACCTTCACACGCACCTCGCCAGAGGTCGTAGAAAGTTCCGGTCACCCCGTTCGCAGTCGATTCAGCAAATATCGCAGTGCCTTTAACATTCGGCACAGCTTGGACCAAACCATTCCAGATATCGTTTGCAGAGCTTTTAGGCCAGAAGGCCAGCTCGGATGCATGCACGTGACTAAGCGTTTCGCCTCGTCCAACACTATCTGCTCCTGCCGTTGCAACCACGTATGAGCTATCCAAAACATTAAAACTAATCTCTTTCCTGCTAGAGTATCGAGTGTGAGGCTTGAGCAGCTCCGGTACATGTTCATGGTAGCGCCTAGTCATATCGAAGAGAGCTCGAGTGCTGTCGGCCGTGTGTGTCACGACCATCGCTTTTTTAGCCATCTGCTGACTGACGCTGTAATAAAGATAACCACCTACGTATGTGCTTAGCCCCTGCTGCCGTGCTTTTAAAATCACGACACGTATCTTTCCTTCGGATTCAAACTGTTTGTCTATTGCGTCTTGGAGTAACTCCTGGGCTGGGTTAAGTACGAGTGGCTGGATCTCGCCTTCCTTAGTTCTGATCTTCAAGGCGTGGCGGCTGTAGTAAGGGAAGTCAGTGTATAGGCGCTTCCGTATCTTTCTTAACTTCGGATCCATCTGTCTTCTGCTCTTCCTCTAGTAAACTCGACAAGAAGTCCTCGGCTTTGCCGATAGTGACATCCTGTTTGGCAACCGGCTTTTGCTTTGTAAAATCCAAGACCAGTCGTGCTGCTGCTAGCCGCTCACGTGTTTCACCAGGTACACGCATGATCTCGACTGCTGCTTTGAGCGCCTCGACAGCAAACTCGTCTTCTGGTCCATCACCATTCTTAGCCATGATCTCTACAAACCTCTCGGCTTCTTGTTTCGCCTTCTCGCGCAGCGGCGCGATAGTTTCTTTGGTATAACCATGCGGGACACCAGCGGGTCGGCCGGCCTTAGCCCAAGCCTTCTTATTCCATTCGGCTCGTTTGGCACGGCCTTCCGGTGTCTTGGTTAGTTCTGCAAAGTAGTTTTTCTTAGGGGCGCGTTGTGGGTACTTCTTGCCCTTGGTCATATCGTAAGCATACCAGTTGCCGGCGACCCAGACATAGGCATCATTGGTTCTTCTTCCTCACCACCTGGACCATTGACTGCTAGTAGAGCCAAGGCGGCGGCCACTGCTGTGGCAAGCGGTGTTGAGTAGAATGTAACAATGCCTTTTGTCAGATCACTGTCATTCAAGAACTCACGAATGAGCTTTGTGGTCTCCGGCATAACCTCTTTGGCTAGCTGGGGATTGCCCAGGTATACCCAGAGCGGATCGACTGCTGTTTCGGCAGGGTTTCTTATATATGTTTGTTGGAAAGTTCGAAGGCCGCGCATTGAATCAGTAGAGTATACCTGTCGAGGTATAAACTGCCTTTGGGTTGCCTCGTCAGATTGGTCAAAAGCCTGATCATATAAATCCATCCGCTTGTCCATTGCCCTTTTCATATTGCCATCACTTCTGACAAACTCAGGGGACAACTCTGGACGATTACGGAAAAAGAACTCAGTGTTCGACTGAAGATTATCAAGCTCAAACTCAATCTTTTTGGCTCTATCTTTACCAACAGTCACGCCAGGATTTACGACTACATCATCGGTAGTGCCTTTATCCATTGCAAGATTTACTATGTTGTTCAGTAAGGTCCTGAAGCTGCCCTTTCTAAACATAGTGTAAGGGTAGTTTTCCCCTGATCTTTGACTGAAGCCGCCGCCTGGTTCTAAAGTGCCTTGTCCTACTTCGATATGGTGAGACAGTTCATGAAGCAGTGCGGTAAGAAAACTAGTTTCTGTCTGCTGGTATCTTTTGTTGCCAAACTTATCGGCTTTCCTTCTTGGCAAACCTGGCTTCATCACACCTATGCGGCCTTTACCATAATTCTGGTATTGGTTATATCCCCCCATCACACCGGAGCCCTTAACATCCAGTTGTTCCTGTAGCGCACTTTGAGATGTAAAAAGATCGAGTTGAACACCGAACGCCTCTATCAGACGCTGGATGTCCTCGGCATTGTCTACGCCAAACTCATACGGGCTGCCTTTTTTACCGACTTCAAATAAAGCTCTGGCTAGCTCGGCTTCTTCTTTGATTTCGTGGGGCGTTGGGATTGTAACATTGGGAGCGGGTCCAGAGACTTCGTTAGTCGCTGAGGCGAGGACTGGTTCGTTGAAGTTGAGCTCGCCTTGTCCCTGGCCTGGATCCGTTTGGTCAGCGCTATTAAGAAAGCCTCCATCTTGTCCTTCGGGACCTGTTCTATTAGCGTTTGACGTTCGTCCTCGAACTGAAGCGCCGAGTGCTTCTTCGATTTGGTCATTGGTAAATCCTTCTTTCTTAGCTAGCGCTACGGCTGCATCGAGGTAATCATTATCATCGCCTTGGCCTGGTTTAACACCTAGCATTTTCAACAGGCGTTTTTCAGGATACCACATCAACGCCTGGAAGTCTGCAACACTGATATCGACACCAGTTGTTTTCATCAGACGTATGGCCTCACGTGTCGCCTCGCGCATAAACTTGCGATCAGCATTATCACCAGGCATATCTCTAACAGTGTCACCCATATTTCCGAAGTGGGTTCCAACTGTCTTCCATAGCTGTGGCTTATCTGGGTTTCTGCCGGTCTCTTTCTTGTGACGGGCGTAGTACCGGTTCCAAACTCTTTGTAACTCATTAGTAAGCGCATCGATACGCTCAGCATTGTTATAAAGACCATCGCGGGTCTCGCCTATGTTCTTCAAGGCTTCGTTGACCAGCTTGCGATCATTGCCTTTCGAAGACTTCATCTCACGCACGATAATATCGCGGTTCTTCGCCATATCCTTTTCGGACTTCTCAGGCTCGAACGGCCGGCCGATCTGCCGGTTCCACATACGCATCCACCACATGTCGGCAGTCAGGTTGTCGTAGTTTCCGCGTAAGTTCTGATAGAAGCCCTGGCCGATCTTTGGACCGAGGATATAGCTGCCGTTTACTATCGTATCGACAGCGTCCTTGGTCGGAACAGTCACGTTTGTGTTATGTGTTGCGTTAAACTCATCGACAAAGGCAGTGAGCTCACCGCGTGTCATTTCCCTATTAAAGAAATCGTTAATGGAGAGATCAATCTCGCCACGATTTATAAGGTCAGTATATATGTTGTAGAAAGAAAATGCGTTTCGCATAGCATTCATGCGTTCGCCGCCCAGCTTCCAATCCGTTGGCATGAAGCCAGTCTTTTGCCAAGTTTGGTATGCGTTGTAGGCATACTCAAAGTTCTGTAAGACTGCCGTGCCGTTACTGGTAACAGCCAGAGCAAAATCAAAAGCTAGTTCGTTGTCTGGGTTGTTTGATCTGGGACCAATAGTCGGGTCTAGCAGCGTCATAACAGCCTTGGCATCTTTTAACGTCCGGTCATACCAACCGATGGCGTTGTTATCTTGCTCGAGGGCCTTCAAAGCCTCGGCAGCCATCTTACGGCCGACCACAACAACATTAGCCGGTGAGTACTCTATCGGGTCGGTTGTTCCATAATGCTTGACGTACAGGTTCTCAAACAACCACCGGATGCCATCGACCTTGGTCTTGACCTGGACCGGCGGCACAGCGTCTGCTGTTGGATAGATGGGTAATATTGTTGCGTTAACTTCCTCGCCCAGATCAATTGGATCAAAGGGGGTATTGTCTACCAGCATCCCTACATCGGGATCGAACACTTCGTTCTTCTGGCCTTTACCTTGAATGTCTATTGCAGCTTTCTCAGCGGCTGCGGCTTGTTGCTGCTGACGCTTAACGCGGTTCCGGTATGGGGTCAGATACTTATCAACCATCTCTTGCGGAACTGGTGTTTCTCCGCTGAGGATCTTCTTAATCTCTTGGTTGATTGATTTGACCGGATCGGTCCCGAGGTTGCGACCAAACTCGTCTAGGACAGTCATGATCCGGCCTTTGACTACCGCGCTGGCTTTCTTGTCAGCGTTTAGCTCGTCACGGATCTGCTGGACAAAGGCTTGGTTTTCTAACTTGCCGGCTTCACGTGCCGCCTGATTCGCTGTTCGAACCTCGGCTGCCACTGTCAAATCTTGGTTTTGTTGAGCTCTACGGGCGGCTGAACGCTTCATCGTGACGATCATGTCGGTGAGCAAAGCCATATGCCCGTTTTCAATACCCGCGCCTATTTCTCGATCACGTAAAGCATCATAGAAAGGCCGATATTCTTCACCCAGGCTTGCCAATAGAGCTTCGTTGGCATCATTAATGTCCTGAGCTCCGAGAGGTACGCTAGTGCCTTCGTAGGTTTGAATCGCCTCGTTTGCAGTCTTCAATATTGCAAACTCTGGACCGGCTGCTGGGTCGAGCTCTATGTTTGAGCGCAGCGCTTCGAGAAGCATAGCTCTCTCTTGCTGGCTCTTTTGCAGTGACTTTTCTTGCTCGAACAAAGAAGGCAGCGTTGGATTTACACCTAAGCGTGTGTTGCCAACATTGTCTTTCACATAACTGCCGACTGCTGAGCGCCGACCACCCGACAAAGCATCGATGGCCCTGGAGCCGCCGACCATTCCGAGCTGGGCCAGCAGAGTGACACCGCCCGTAGCCGTACCGGCAACAGCAGTACCCGCCAAACGAATTGCATTCGCCATCTGCGATTTACCATCATAGGATCCGGCTGTAGCGAACGGATTAGCAAACTTGTCTACAAAACCAGACAGGCCGCCGACATATCCATTGTTATGAACGCGGGTCAGCTCCATGCTCTCGAGCACCAGGTTACGTAGGATGTCGCCCTCACGTGTGCCGGCAGTGAGCTCACCGAGCTGCTCAAAAGCTGACGTTGGAAACGATTTCTTTACTTTGTTACGTGAGAGCTTCAGTGCCTGTTTAACATCGGAGCGATCAAAGAGCTCATTCAGTGTATCAGCTTGTTTCGGATCTAACTGCTTGCCTAGTATTTTAACAAGCTCGGCAATCTGACCGGCGATCTGTCCATGTGCAGTCTCTACTGCTTTACGAGCGCCGCCCTCGCTGCTTGGGTTCACATCTTGGAGGTCTAGAGGCTTACCAGTGAGCGCATCACCATCCTCGGCGATGTCTTGCAGACGAGCTGCGAAGGATGCCTGGGCGCGGCTTTCTCTATTGCTTTCGTCTACAGGTACGACATCTGCATTCTGCTCAGCGTCTGCGATTTCTTTGAGGAAACTCAGGTCACCATTACGGGCAGCCTCGACAGCAATATTGAGCTGATTGGCTGCATCCATGACAGTCGGATTGTCGGTTTCCATACCGATCTCACGCAGCAGCTCAGCTTGCTTGTCCATGTTGGACATATGCTGGCTAACTTGTGTGCCGGAGATTGCCATCTTACCGGCTTGGGTAGGAGCTGAGATAGCACCGGCTTGACCCGTGCCAATGACACCAGCGTCAAGCAGACGATCACCAACTTCACCGGCAGTGTATTCACCACCCGTGGCTGCGGTTGCACCAACTATGGCCCCTTCCTGGCTTGCCTCTGTTATACCTTCCGCGCCGGCACGTTTGCCGACTTCCTTGCCGAACTCTTCGGCCGCGCGGCGATAGCCTTTCTTTTTCAGCTCATCATAGACCTGGCCGACAGTCATATCGGCTAGCTGGCTTTTGCTGAACACTTTGCCAGCGCCAAACCTGTCGAGCAGACCGATAATTGCGCCAGTACCAAGAGCTAGTTCTTCGTTTACTTCGCCAGTCTTCTCGCGCATTTCCAGAGCGGTTTCACCTGTACCCAGCAGCGCCGATCCGAGGGTTGTAACACCGCCGATGACAGCAGCAGCAGGAAGACTAATAAGGGCTGTTGCAGCGGCCGCAGCGCCGCCAGCTAGAGCAGCACCACCGGACACAGCGTTCTCTTGGATGCCTTGTAAAACCCAACCGGCTGCATCGCCTACGCTCTTTTGATCACTGAATGATCCTTCGAACTCGCGTTGGTAGCGCCCTTGAGTAATATCATCGGCTGCACGTTGACGGAGGCCCTCACCATATTCGCTGATACCCAGGTCACCGCCGAAGTACTTCTCAGACAGGTCGCCGATGGTCTCCAGACCAGCTCCGGTCATTTGACGGGCGCTGTCATAAGAGAAATCCAAGGCGCTATCACGTGGCTGCGCTAGTATTTGGTTGATGGCTTCGACTGCTTCGGCTTCGGGTACGGCATCATCGATCTCGAAGACCTCATTGCCTACCTGGTATTGAGCCATTATTTAACCTTGATCACGTTCACGCCTGATTGTGTCTGCCCTACAACATTTCCACCGCCGCCACCGGATCCGGAAGCATTAGGGTTGCTATTGCTCTGACCGCCAGCGTTATTGGGCTGAGGTACGTTGTTACTACCGCCAGAGCCTTGGCCTTGTGGTTGGTTACTAGAAGGCATAAGAGGCATCCCTGGAATATTGATCATAGGGAGGTTTTTGCCGTACATTTGGTTATACATCTTGCGCTCTTGGTTGATGGCAGCAAGAGAGCTTGCATAGTACTTACGGATCTTCTTCAGATTACGAACAAACATCTCTCTTGATTGAGACTGTTTCAAAGAAGCAATAGAGGCGTTTAGCTGATCGAGCTCGTTCTTAGACAACTGCCCAAGACCAGATGCGCCAGTAGCACTGGCCTTCCTCATTTCGTTCAAGCGGTTAAAGCCTATCGACGATTCAATCGTAGTAATCAATCCAGATAGGTCATTCGCTGCTGTACCACCAAACATCTTAGACATCTGACCAATCAGGCCGGTTGTCGATAGAGGATTATTGTCAACTAGGTACAGTGCATCATCTAGGGCATCCATAGCTGACGAGATGTATTTACCATCCATTGGATCCGGCGCACCACCCTGAGCCGCAGCTATATTTTTCATCGATTCTAAATTATCTTGGTAAGACTGGCTATCAGCTTCGAACTGATTAAATCGACCAGCTTCAAGACCTGTGAAGTATCCACCCAGCATTGCGGGGCCGCCTTCATCAGCTTTAGCCATTGCCGCGCCAAGGGCTGAGTTATAAGGGTTTATTCTACTCACAGGGAGATCTGGAGCCATTAACACTCCGTCCCTGCGATTAGCTGATGTGCCTGAAGTCAGCATGGGTGGAAATTGAGCGTTTGAATTGGTGCTAGCGTTTATATTGGGCATCGGGGGACGCTGCCGCCCTGATTGGTTGAACATTTGAGAACCAAGGTATCCGGCTCCACCGAGTAGGCCAGCTCCGAGTAAATAAGGTAACATTGTTTTTCCTTCCTCTAACCGCCGAAGCCAAACGTGGCTGCAAGATTTGCTAGATCGAATTGATTGCCTTTGGACGTGCCATTGTCATTCTGACCGAGACCACCAAAGCCACCGCCTCCCATGCCGGACATAAAGCCGGTAATCGCACCCATTTGCGGGTTGAACATGTTTGCATCGGGATTAACTGAAGTTGGTGCGCGTGACATGATGTTGGCGAACTGCTGATACGTTTGCAGCGGCAGATCCCTGGCCTCATCGAAGGCAGCTTTGTCTGCACTCATCTTGTTGACTTGATCCTGGTAGACCAAGTTGCCAAGCGTTCCATAGATGTCGCCAATGTCGCCAGCGTAACCAAATGCATTACCGAAGCCGGTCATCTGGTTCGTGCCTACGTTCAGTAGATTATTAATCATGTTGTTATTGTTATTGAGATACTGGCTCATGAGCTGGTCTTGAACTGTGCTTCGAACATCAGCAGACCGGTCATCAAAGGCCCTTACAGCCAAAGCGTCTGCAACACCGGCTCGAGAGCTGTTTATATTACCCGAGCTGGCAGCTCCCCTGTTAATTCCTGGCAACGTACTTTCGACTAGATCCCTATAAGGGTTCCTAAGCGCTGCCGATGACAAAGCATCAAGGCGATCACCGGATGCATAGTCCATAGCGCCAGTGAGTGGGTCCTGAGATGCAATATTTCCTGCTTGGGCAAAATAGTCGCCGAAGCCGCCAAATTGATCGAGTTGATTAGCGATTGTCGGCTGCATGTTGTCTGCAACGCCCAGCATGTAGTCCTGCTGCATCTGGTTTATTGGGTTAAAAAAGGGGGTATAGGTGTTTCCAAAAGTGCCAGTAGCTAGCACATCGTCCACCGCGCCACCGGTTCCGGAGTACATTTGCTCTAAATATGGCTTGGAAAGATTGAAACCCGCCATTTGGGCATCAATTTGCCGCTGCTTATCTTTTCGCGCATCCTTATTGGCCTTATAGCCGATGGCTGCGTTTAATAATGATCCAAACATACTAAATGGTCCTAAACAATTGTGATTTTGCGCCAGTTGTTGCCGTCATAGACCACGAGACCGCTGTAACCGGTGCTAAGTGGGTCCCAGGGGCTCACAGCGAAACGAATATGACCCTTCAGTGGGTTCTGTGGGGGCTTATCGACCACCTGGACTGCGGTAGACGCTGCCGATTGCAGCGATATCTCTATTCGCTGGAGCTCATCCTGTATGTAACGTCGAATGCCTTCTTCGATTTGCGGATACTGGCCGCGCTTGTACTCGGTGAAGAGTGCATCTGTCTTTTCATTGGTTGCCATTATCTTCGTCCGGTTGCCGTGACCTCGAAATCGAAGCCTGAGAACTCAAAGTCTTTGGTGTCAGGGATGGATACGCGGTAACTCAGATAACGTCCGGCTGCTCTACTATCGATCTTGTGGTCTGTTTCCGTATTGTAGGAGACCGGAGCGCTAAACGTAGGAGCGGTGGAGGGTGTATCGGACGCACCAAACTCAAGCGTGAGTAGTTTATTCGTGTTGTTGGTCTGCGCTTGCGGGTAGATTCGCGTCAGGACCTTATAACCGCGCACACCGACACCACGCGATGCCTGGTCGAGGTCAATACCTACGCGCTCGAAGACAGCACCCTTGGTCGCCTCGGTGTCCAGCGGGAAAGCGATGGAGCCCTCATCAGAGAGATCGAGACCATATATCTTGTCGGACGTAATACCATCGGCTGCCAGGTCCTCACCTACGAAAACCACATGCCGGTTAAAGCTGTCCTCCTGATCGTAGTAGCTGCCACCGGTGGTGTCATAAGGAAGACCGGTTGACCCAGCATAGGTTGTGACAGTGTTGAGGTTCATGACTGTCGCCGAGGATACGTTGGGCAGATCTACGAATGACCAGGTGTTTTTGCGGTAGTTATATACAGCAGCTCGGTTGCATCGGTCTGCATTTGGGAAGCCCACCAGCTCGTCACCGGAGACATAGCAGAAGTAGATCTCGTTCAGATTAGGGTCATGGTGTACGAAGCACCGGTTCTTCTTCAAGGCGTTTAGCCCTTGGAAGATAAAGTTCTTCACGCGCTCATCACAAATCGACTTACGTGTAGTGCCATCGTGAACATAGATATCTGCGTTGTCGAAACAGTAGTGCTTGCCCTCGACCTCCACTACGCAGTTCTGATTGATCAGGCCGCTGTCAGTGAAGAGCTTACGGAAATTAAAAAGGAAGCTGCCCCCGACAAACTCTTGAAGAAACACTTCCGTGCTGGAATAAATGATGAAGTTAGAGCCAAGAGACAGACCATCGACAATCGCCGTGTCCATCTCGACAAGATCATTGAACCCAGCCGACTTGGTGGTGTCGGTTTCATCCCAACTGTCAGGCACGGAGTTAGCCAAAGCAAAGTTAGAGAACCTGACGCGGTTAGGAAAAGACGTACCGCCCTGGGTGATGTTTAAAGCTATGAGCTGGCTACCAAAGGACCTGATAGACACCGCACGATAAGTGCTCGGCCAGTTCGTCAGATCAGCAAAGTTTGTACCGGCCGGATCCCGAAACACAGGCACACGATCTGGTCGGTTGATATAGACCACATCTGACAAAGTCGTGCCGGTGAAGGGCCTCGGGTCACTACTGGCCGATATGGAACCAGAGCGATCCGTTAGAGCTCCGTTTGCATATTCTTTGATGACGTAGTCGTCCGAGACCACCAAGGCCGTGTCGAAGCCAGAGCTCGGGACAATGCCGAATGTAAATCGTGGATTGTAACCAATAGAACTTAGAACAGTTCTAAAGACGGGAGACCGGCGAACCTTACCTTCATCGAACCGAACATTCACTGCACGGGAGAAGGCCGACAGTGGAAGATTGTAGGGGGACAGATCTGTAATAGCTCCGTCCTTGCCCAGGTCTCTAACCGGTAATATCGCCATATCTAATCGTCCTCGGTGGTCACCTCAGCCTCTTGTGTGACTACTTGCTGGAGTGTTCTATAGTTGGGTTCTCGGCTTACGCGGTCAAAGTGGATAGCCAGGGCCTCGATGCCCTCTTTCTGGCCTTTGACCATCTCATTCCGGAAGCTCTCAACCGCTGCACCAGTATGGGCGCTCTGTTGAGCTGTGTTGATGTTTAGCAATGGCAGCCAGGCTACCGCGCATCCGTATTCGTCCAGATCGTCGCCTTGAGGGCTCCTGCCTTTTATCTTGGTGAACCACGCGCAACGGGTCATGCGACATGGATTGAAGCTGTCCAACGGACAGTTGCTCTCGATTTCAATCTGCATGGGTTAGTCTTTCTGGGCGATGATCACATCCACATATTGAACTGCTAGATCCTTAGCAGTACCGGTGAAGGCGCTTGTCGCTGTTAAACTGTGGCCGTGGCTGTGTCCCGCGCCGCCGCCGACACTCGATGATTTACCCAAGGTAGCTGCCGTTGAAGTGGAACCCATCTGATACTTATGGTCTTGTGAGCTATCGCCTAAGACACCCCGAGCCCGAGGCACTTGTGTAGATGATGTGGCGTTACCACCGCTATTGTTAACCTCGACGTTCGCAAACAACAGATGTTCATGAGCTGGTATCTCGTTAACTGTCAGAGTGTGGCTGTTGATCGTACCGCCGACAGTGGTGCTAACCGAGCCAGCCGGAGTGTAGCTTGCGAATGCGGTGGAGAAGGCAGCAGAACCGCCGGTAGTGACTGAACCACTAACGACCCGTAGGGCCTTGTCATTTTCAGAAGTGACCTTGGTCCAGCCGGTGGGGGCTGCCGACTGATTTAGCAGTAGTCTAGTACCCGAGGGAGCGGATAGCTGACCGGCGAGACCCTGGAGCGCATTGATCTCCGCATGGGTCAGAGTGACAGCTCCGGTCAAGTTGGGGAAGGTAGCTTTAATCGTGCTCTTGATTAGTCTTAGGTGGTCATCGGCCTGAGCTAGGGCATCGGTGCTCACTGGGTTAGCCACGTTAAGACTATCTATATAAGTGCCTGACTCTAACGCCATAATATTGGACCTCTATTGTTAAATGTCTAACAAAAACAACAACCAACAACCCTTTACCGGCTTTTGCGAAACGGCCGATCTCTCGACCCGCGCCCCCTCGGATTGTCAGGATGGAACCTAAGCTGTTGTGTTTGCTAGTGTATCTCGATAACGGATGCAGTATCCGTTGATGTTTTGACTGACGATCTGCTGGAGATCTGACAATTGATGGCTCGACCCACTTTTGGCTTGTGTAGAAATCGGGACCTCACCACCTCAGCTCGACCACAGATCATCTTGCGTCATCTTGCGTTGTCTTGTGTCGCCTTGCGTTGTCTTGCGTCATCATGGGCCGGCTGCGCCCAACTTAGATCCGCACAAGAAACAGAAGACACCTGGGCGATACGCTGAATATATCCTTTGGGTGGACAAAAGGTCCTGAGTAATGCTATTGACATAATACGTAAAGACATTTGCAAACTGTGGAGGATGATATGGGAAGGAAACCAGCGAACTTCGAGAAGGCCATACAGGCATCCGGATTGACCAAGAAGGAGATAGCGTATCGCAAGAATGTTGAGCCGGCGACACTGTCTCGTCACCTCTCCGGTGCGATCCCCCTGACTTTAGACCAGGCTTATGACTATGCTGAGATCCTCGGGTGTTCGCCGCAGGAGATCTTGTTTCCGCTCGAGACTATGCCAGTCATAATCAGCAATCAGATGCACAATGAAGCAAGCGAGGATAAGTGGGCTACATCATTTACCCGCGTGGTTCATGATAAGCCGACAGCTACAATCAACACCCCTAGCTATTTTGAGCGCGACATGGCTGCGTGTGTAAACCTTGCCGACGAAGATTATCGGGGTGGCCTGAACGGGCTGACTAATTCTATAGATATAGTTCTAAAGTCGCCCATAGTTGAACATTACGTCCACCCCCGTTGCCAGCAAAGCCTGAGTTATGTATGTCTCAATAGTGATCACGAAAGTCCACGTGAGAAAACCAACATAATGATCCAAACTATTTTTAATCAACCGGACAGCCTGTACACGTTGTACAATCCGATCACAGACTATACTCACAAGGATGTTGACTTACGTTGGGCCACACCAATCTGCGCTACAATTTACCATCCCGATATGTTTTACACGGGGGCAATTCAGTAAATCTCCAAGTCGAGTTGACGTATTACGTAAAGTTTTATTTACGTTATTTGTTAATAACTCTTAATCGTTCACTGTTCGTTCACTGGTAAATTGAATAGGTATCATATCTAATAACTAGGTCAGGGCCTCACGGCATCCAATTGGTCTGTTCGCGCAGACCTATATACTTGGATACCTGAGTGCTCCTGGCGCTCTTACCTAATCAATTAGTGAGATCGACCACCTCACAGCTATCACCGCTACAAGCTAATGTCTGGCTGCTGGTGATTGCGTCCTCTCGGTCAAACTCCGAAAGTAGAGACCAAACGATATTATCAGGCATTTTATCAGTCAACTCTCGAACTACAGTTTCTTCACATTCTTGATATGGAGCCTGTTGATAAGTGTGATTGTCTTGCGGCAGAAATGAGATCCCTGAGAGCAAATCGAAGTTGTCAAATACCCAGGCTCCGACCTTCAACCAGTCGTCATCTCGGACACTGATAGTCACACTGGGCTTGTGTTCACACCAGTGGACCGCGTACTTCTTCCAGACCTCGAGCTGCTCAAGTGAAGACATCTCAGTCCTGGTCACCGCACCGGCTGGAGCCGTAATCGGGAAGCTAAACACAGTCGTGGTGTCGGGCTTCATTACACATGGTTCGGAAGGTACTCCCTGGTCGATTAGGAAGGCCGTGAGAGGGTCTTTATTGTCTGCTCGTACTGTCCGGACATAGTGAGCGCTGTGCCTTGCATGGATGCCGCTGGCGCTGTCTACAAGCTGCGAGACTGTGCCGGAAGGCTTCACACAAGTGATTGCCGTGCTTGGTTTGATCTTGAGATCCTTAGACATATTTATGTTTGCTGTAACAGCCACCTCTTTAAGACGCTCGAGCATCTCCGGATCCGGATTACTGGTCAGGTCATTGTCCATGATACCAGTCAGCGAGACACCCAATAGACGCTCCTCAGCGGTGTTTGTTTCCCATCTGGACCTGAGATAAGGGAAGTATGTATAGCTGCTCTGAACCGTCCCCAGGACGCTAGCCAGGAAGACTTTCTCGGCTAATGTTTCCTCGGTGTCAGTTGCACGGACAACCACCTCTGTCAGATTACAGAACTGGTGAGGCCGAAGTATGATCTCGCTGCATGGGTTGGTTCCGAAGTCCCAGCCACTGTCCCGCCGGCCGATCTTTTCGACATGTTCTTTTGCAGCAGCTCGACTAAAGATGCCACGTTCACCGGACTTGCTTTCGACCAGCGCTTTCCATTCAGCCAGGAATGCTTCCATGTCCGGCTTGCTTGTGTAGCAGACGCTATTGTTAGCCAGCGCCATCTCTGGTCTAGCGTTCCACCAGTCACCTGATTTGGCTGAGCGCATCTTATCGTCTTGTAAGTTCGACAGGCTAATCATAGCTGACCGGCGAACACCACCAACTACCACGATCTCACCGATCTTGCACATCAAACTGTGACACTCGAACGGGGTCAGCGGCCTACCGGCAGCGCCCTTAAAGATATCCAGTGTGTATTGGAATAGCTGGTCCAGCGGCCCTGGTCCTGATGCCCTGCCCCCGAATGTCTTCAGTCGGGCTCCGGCTGGTCTAATCCTTGATAGATCCCACTTGGGTATGTCACCAAGGTAAAGCATCGAGATGAGCTTCCGATAGCTCCTAGCCCAGCCTTCTTTGCTGTCCGGTACGACAATCACATCGTCACATTCTACCAGCTCGTCAGGGACCGCTGGCAGCTTACTGACCGCCTCACGTTCTACTGAGAAGCCGACACCGGTCCCACACAACAAGATGAACATGGCCTCATCGAAAGCCCTGGGGTGATCCACCGGAAGGTAGGAGCAATTATAGATGCATGTGTTGTCTCGGTTAGCTGGAGCCCCTGCTGTCATGAGAGCTCTCATCGATGGCATGACCCGAAGGTCTAGGATCGCATCACGGAGCTGAGTAACCAGCTCTTTATGTTTCTTGCCGGAAAGAATAGGCCGGACAATGTTGTCGATATATCGGTCCACTGTCTCGTCCCAGGTCTCTCGGCGTTCGTCTTCTTCCCGCCACCTGGCATAGCGTGATAGTGCAATGAAGTTCTGGTAATCAGTGGGTAGGTAGTTATTCAACATCTGTCGGGTTCTTTCCTCGTAGTGTGTTTATTCGCATGTCGATGTAGCGTTTAGCCTTCTCAAGATCCGTGATCTCGGACTGGCTTTTGTCCATCCCATCGTATTTCTTCGAGCCGCAGCGCATGACGTACTTGATGATATTGCCTCGCCAAAACTCCAAGTCATTCCGAAGGATGAAATCCACCGGCTGGACGTTCCAAGCGGTGTAGTGGGCAGGGGTTACAACTATGTTTTGCCTTCGCGCTTCCTGTTGTTCTTCTAAGCCCTCTCGATAAGTCCGAGCGATATATCTATCGAAAGGTTCACGTTTCTTATCCTCGGACATATTCGGGCTCCCATAGTTTGTAGGTATTGTTCTGTGGGTCCCAGTCAGACCACCGAAGGATCCGAGCCAGTCTGGCCTGTATCAGCGCATCCTCTTTGGTAAGACCAGCCTTGTTATAGGCGGCCTCTACTGTGCTCCAGCTAGCTCGATGGGCCTTAAACAAAGCCTCTGCTTTCTTGGGACCAAAACCAGGTAGACCAGGGAAACCATCTGTCGGGTCTCCGGTCAGGCACTGTGTGAAGAAGTGTAGATCAGCTTCGTCGTCACTGATCTCAAGCATCTCGTCCGACATCGGCCGGTAAAGACGACCAGGTATTGTCCTCATGTCCTTGTCATCCGACACAATGATCGTGTCAGAACCAGGCATGGTCTGCATGATACCCATGCAATCATCGGCCTCGAGCGATGGTTTCCAATAGAACTTGTGTTGATCCTTTGCCCAGCGGATGAAGGATCGATAGCCGGTGGGCTTCCTGGTTGCTTTGCGGTTGGCCTTATAGGTCTCCGACACTACCTTCCGGAAGTTCAGTTTATCCGAGAAGCACAAGATCATCTTGTCAGTACCGAGCGTGTCGGTCACGAACTGCATCTTGTCCGTGAATATCTTCTTGGCATCTTTTAAATCAGTCATGAGCGTGAAGACATCATCACCCCAATCGTATTCCTTTTCGGCTGCCGCAGCCGCCTGGTAAAGAAACAGATCTGCGTCAATCAGTAATGTCGTCTGGGTCCGATCCGCTTTCGTCAAGTTTGGAAATGTCATTTGCTACCCCTTCTAATGTAACCCGTAATTCCTCTAAAAAAGACATGCCCAAATCAGTGATCAGCCACTCATTGCCCCAGGTATCGGTAGCAATCTTGGTTGTGATCATCCCCTCAAAAGACGCGATAGCGACATAGTCGGCTGCATCTCGAGCGAAGTCTGATTTGGTTGTAAATGGATTGCGCCAGGCTCGGTCTAAAACGCCGTGCATGGCAATCATGAAAGGCACTTGGTCTAATAGCTCTTGCTTAGTGGCTATCAGCCCAGGTGCGTCCGATGCTGTATTCTGCATCAATTTTAATTCTTGTTTTGAAGTGAGAGCCAGCTTGCGCCGCCACTCTTCGAAGTCGATCACCGACATTGGTCTCGTATCCTTCACGGACAGCGACCTGTACTTCGTCATGCACCCAAGCCATCATGTAGGCGTGTTTGTCTAAACCTTCAGCGCGTAGGTGATCATCGATCATACAGATCCATTTCTTACTGATGCACCCCGCTGCCGATTGAAGCAGCGTGTTTAGTGCGCTGTGCGCTGATCGGATAGGAACCTTCCGTCCGTCCAGGCTTTTTAGGTAGCCACGTGCAGCAGCTTCCTCGCAGCCCTTTTGTAGTTCTTCGAAAGCCGGCATGGTTGCAAAGAAACGCTTGCGAAGCATAGCGCCTTCCTTGGCCCCCTTGCCCACGATCTCACCGATCCGAGATGGACCAGCTCCGTAACATAAGGCGTATATGAATGTCTTTGCCTGGTCTCGGGTCTCAAGACCGGCAGCTTTCTGATTCGCGGTGTGTATATCACCATCGAGAATGAGCTTTGCGTACTCGCCATCGTCATTGAGATAGTGAGCCAACATCCGCAGCTCAATACCGCT